GATCCCGGACTGAGGCTCCGGGTATGCGGGGGATGCCAGGACCACCGAGACGTCGGTGAGCCGCCCGATGCGCTGGATATCCCGGCGCGTGCGGCCTTCCTTGTCCTGCCACCACCGATCGGCCTCGACGGTGAACCCGAAGGACATACCGGCGACGTCGCCGCGGTCCATGAGCACGCGCAGGTCCTCGGCGTACGAGGTCGGCGCGACCCGCGCGCGAAAGCGCAGGCCCTTCGGGTCCTCCCAGAGCTCGAGCGACGGCGGGGTCCCGGCCGTGCTCGCGAGCATGAGGTTCGGATCGTGATTGACGAGGGCGGCGATCACGCCCTCGGGGTTCTGGAGCGCACGGCGGAACGCGCCGCGCTTTACCTGCTCGACGAAGTATCCGCCGCGCCCATCGGGGAGCGGGTAGGAGTTCGAGTCGAACACGGCGGCGTGCCCCTCGATCGTGTAGCCGCCGTCGTCCTCGGGCATCGCCCGGACCTCGGTTACGGTCGCGTCCAGGGAGCGGGCCTCGCCCGCGAGCTTTGCGCGCAGTTCGGCGAACTCCGAGGCCATGCGCTCGACGTTCCCCTCGCGGCTCACGGTGGTCACGCTTGCCCATCCTTCGCCCGGGATGCGTCCGGTCTGCTCCTCGAGCTGCCGGTGAAGCTCGCGCACGCGCTCGGCAGGCACCGGGGCCTCGCGGCCCTCCTGCCCGGCGAGGAGCTTCTCGAGCGGCGTCCGGAATACGACGGCATGGACGGGCACGCCGAGCAGGCGACCGATCCCGCGCAGGCGACGGCGAAACGCGGGCTCGATCCCGGTCGAGTCGAACACGACGAGGCGACCGTCGCGAAGGAGCGTGAACGTGCGGGCGATTGCCTCCGAGATCACCTTCCCGCGATCGGCGTCCGGGTCGGTGCGGATTGCCTCCAGGCTCACGCGCTCGGCGTCCGGGAGCTCGCGGCGAATCCATGACGATTTCCCGGCACCGGGAGCGCCGATCGTCACCACGAGTGCGCGGCCGGCGAACGGGGCGGCGGTCACGAGGGCGCGCTCCTCGTCCTCGTCCTTCTTGCCGTACCCGGCGTCGTCGGCGTCGTCCATCCCTGCCCAGGCGTCGCAGTAGTAATCGCCGCGCACGTACTCCGCCCACCGCGTGCAGCGTGCCGAGTCGTCCTGCCGGTCGCTCTCGTCGTAGAAGCGGCAGTTGCCGCACGCGCGGCCGGTGGGAACGTCGTCCTCCAGCGCGAGCCGGTAGTCGTCGGGCAGCTCGCGGGCCTCGTCCGGCTGCTCCATCTCAGCGGTCGGGGCGGCCTGATCCTCGCCGCTCGCCACCTGATCGCCGGGAATGATCCAGAACTTGCACACGGCCTCGGGCTCGACGCGAACCTCGTCGGAGACGAGCTCGCACCCGCCGCCGCCCTGGTAGAAGGCGCAGTTCGAGCACTTGAGGCCCTCGGAGGCGAAGGGGTTATCCGCCGCCGAGACGTAGTGGATTCCGTCCGGTCCGGTGCCGGTGTCGAAGGGGCCGAACACTTCGGCGACTTCCTCGATCACGTCGTAGAGGGCGGCCTGCCGAGGCGTCCACCCGGGGCCGGAGAGGTCCCGGCGCTCCATCGTGTCTAGCTCCTTCTCGGTGGTGGTGGACCCGCGCGCCTCCGTCTGCGCCTCGCGCTCGAGTTCGGCGACCTTCCGCTCCGCCCAGGCAGCGGCCGGGGGGCCGCCCCAGAGCGCAGAGGCCACGCGGCCGGGTCCGGGGTATTCGTCGTTGTCCGGGTCGGAGTTCTGCGGCGCTTCGAGGTCGACGGCGTGCCGCGCGTGCCATGCGCGCATGGTCACCACGCGCTCGGGCGTGAGCTCGTCGCCGGCCGCGATCCGCCTCGCCCACGAGAGCGTGGTGTCGACGATGCCGTCGCCGGAGAGGCCGTCCGCGTGCCAGCGCAGGCCCTTCGCGGCCTCTGCGGCCATCTCGCGCGTCGGGGTGAGGTCTGCCATTAGGCCGCGCCCGCCGTGTCGCTCTCGGGCGTCTCATCGCCCGGCAGGACCATCTCCGCAGGGATCGGGCCGAGGTTCTCGCGCTGCCGGACCTCGGCGGGGGTCATCCACGGCTGCCCGGCGAGCGCGGTCGAGTAGACCTCGGCGCGGGTGCGGGCATCCGGCCGGAGGATCGCGTCGAGGATGAACTCGGGGTAGTCCGGGCCGCCGAGCGCGAAGAGGTCCTCGTCCTGGGCGAGCGCCTCCTCGGTGGCCTTCAGGTACGGCTGCAAAGCGTGGGCGAGGAAGGCCTGCGTCGACTGCTCGACGTTCGCGTACGTCATTGACGAGCCGGTCTCGGCACCGATCAGGTGCCCCGGCACGCCGTAGATGGCCGCGATCTCGCGCGCGGAGTACCTGCGCTGGGCGAGGAACTCCTGATCGTGTAGCGGCATGGTGATAGGCGTCCACGAGAGGCCCTCCTCGAGCACGGCGACCTTCGCGGCGTTGTCGGTGCCCTGGAACTTCGCGGTCCACGAGTCGCGCAGGCGCTCCACGGCCTCGGGGGTAAGCCGCTGCGAGGTCTGGAGCACGCCCGATGGGTGCGCGGAGTTGGCGAAGAACTGCGCGCCGTACTTCTGAAGCTGCGCGCCGAGGCCGATCGCCTGCGAGCACGAGATCGGGGAGAGGCCGACGATCCCGTCGACGCTCCAGGTCTTGACGTGGATCACGTCGCGCCGGGTGAACTCGCCAGAGGCTCCGAGGCCGCCCGAGCCCGGGGATATGTGAAACATGGGCTCGCCGGCGTCGATCTTCACCTGCACGCGGGATGGGTGAATGAGGCCGACGAAGGCGACCGGCTGCCCCGGGTCGCGGTACTTCGCGATAAAGGCGTTCCCGTAGAGGGCGAGCTGCGTCACCACGCCCGAGATGAAGGTGCTCGGCGTCATGTACGGCGCGGGGCGGGCCATGAGGCGGGCGGCGATGGAGTCGAGCACGCGCTCGCGGCCGTCGGTCTGCCGGCGAAACACCTGGAGGGGGATCGTCCCGGCCGTGGCCGAGAGAATCCGCACGCACGCCCAGACGTCGGAGTAGTTGAGGGCAGTCTCCGGGGTGACCTGCATACCGCCGGCGACGCCGGGAGCGCCGATCGCGGTCCGGGGGAATACCTTGTCGACGGTAATCGCGCGGCTCTCGTCGCCGCCCAGGATGCGCCGAAGGATCACGAGTCGCTCCTCATCTCAGCGGCTACCCCTGCCCCGAAGAGCACGACGCCGAGCACGATCAGCGCGGCTCCGAGTCCTGCGATGAGCCACGTCCCGGCAACGGCCGAGGCGAGCCCGGCGAGCACGAGCACGTCGCGTGCGATGGACGGGTTCATAGGGTGACGATCCCCCGCTCCTCGTAGATGCTCGGGGCCTCGACGTGATTCCGGTCGTGCTCCGCGCGCGAGTGCGCCATGACGGCGGCGACGTGAGCGTCGATCCGGTGCGATTGCCGGAGCTTTCTGATCTTCCACCCGCCCTCGGCCGCGACCGCGGCGGTGCTCGTTACGTGGCGCTCGAGAACGCGGTCGCCGTCGTGGCACACGCGCCCCTCCTGGACGGCCTGGTACCACGACTGATAGGCCCGAAGCATGACCACGCTTGACTGATTGATCGGAGCGACGACGAGGCCGTGCTCCTCGGAGAGAATCTGCGCGGATCGCTCCATGAATCGGGGGTCGTAGACCACCGAGCGCACGTGAAAACGCCGGGAGAGGTCGACGATCAGCTCCTCCACGCGGCCAATGTCAATCCCGCCCGGGTGGTACTCGTGGGCGACCGCGTTCTCGCGCGGCGAGATCACGTGCGCCTTGACGCCGATCCGGCCGTCGTCGGTCACGAACGCCCAGCAGACGCCCGTGGAATCGTGCTTCAGGGAGAGATCGACTCCGACCCATATCTCCGAGCCCTCGGGGCACTCGAGCCCGGGGACCGCGAGCGATGCCCAGCGGTCGCCCGTAATCCACGAGTCCGCGGGCCGGGTCGGCTGATTGAGGAAGTACCGGCGGAAGTCGCCCTCGCGCGATGCGGGGTCGCGGGCCTCGGCGACCATGCGCTCGAGGTCCATCCACTCGGCCGCGTCTCCGTAGGCATCGGCGAGGGCCGCGCGAAGCTGATCGTCGTCGCTGTAGTCGAAGCCTTCCGGGCCCTGCCGATGGTCAAAGAGCAGGCCGTTTCCGCTGATCTTGCCTTCCTGGACGGCCTGCGCGAACTTGTGCGAACCCTCGGCGACCGAGTTCTCCCCGAGCGCGTACATGGTCGAGACCTCGAGCGACCACGGCTCGGCGGCCTTCCTTTTCGCGAGGTTGCGCCGGATCGTGTCGTGCAGGGAGTGGAGCTCGCGGTTATTCCAGAGATGGGTTTCGTCGAATACGGCGAACGTCTCGCGCCCGCCGTCCTTAGACGTCGCCGCCGCCGTAGTCGGGCGGATCGTTCCGCCGCCCGGCGTGTAGACGCGCGTAATGCCGACGTCCAGGCCCGGGGTATCGGCGACCGCGCCCTCGCGGAGCATGGTCACGATCGCATCAAAGACGTTGCCGGCCTGCCCCTCCTCGGTGGCGACGCAGAGCACGACCGGAGAGTCGACGGGCTTCGCGATCGGCCGGCCGTCGGCATCCCATCCGGCGAACCGGCACGGGCCCAGGGCCTCGCAGCACGCGAGCATCGCCGCGAGCTCCGACTTCGCGCGACCCTTCGGGCGTGAGAACACGGCGCGGCGCACCACGCGGCGGCCGTCGTCGTCGATCTCGTACGCGCGGAAGATAAAGCGGAGCTGCTCATCGTCGAGCCGGATCGGCTGACCCTGCACGTCGCCGGGACCGTGGACGAGGTTCGCCTCGATCCACGACGCGACCCACGGCCCGAGCGTGCGCTCCAGGCGCAGCGGCTTCTCGCTCACGAGACCACCCGGAGAAAGCGCTCATCACTAACGGGGGCGGCCGGGGCGGAGGCGGTCGCCCCGGCCGCCTTGTCGATCTCGTATTGCAGGCGGCGGCGGGCCATCGGCGACAGGCCGAGCCGGTCCTCGAGCGCGGTTATCTGCGCGAGCATGACTCCGCCGGCGTCGCCCGTTTCCTCCGCAGCGCGAAAGCGGCAGAGCCGCGCGACGGCCGAGCGGTCGCACGTCTCCCAGATCACGGCCACCGGGTCGCTCCAGAGCTCCGCCCATAGCTCGGTCGCCCGCTCGTTCATTCCGGGCGGCGTCGGCGGCGCGGAAACCTGAGCGCTCGCGTCGATCTTCGTCACGGGCGGGGCCGCGTTCCGCCTGCGGCGCTGCGCCGGGTTCTTCGGAGGAGGCCCGGGCACCTAGCCGACCACCGGATCGCGCTCGGTGTCCATCGCGTCCGGGGTGCTGATCCCGTACGGACTGCGGGAAGGC